GACCAATTCTCCCAGAGCCAACTTGGATAACTATTTTTGAATCTGATTCATTTGAATGTCCAAATGTAGTTAACACTACAAATCAACTTAATGCATCCTGCACAATACCGGCAGTCAAGAATGGTTGCTACCGTATGGGATTGTATAATTTTGCTTCAGCAACTGGAGAAAATTGTAATTTAACATTTACTAAATCATTAACTGGGTCTGAATATGACGATTGGATTGAGGATTTTGTTACTATCATGTTTAGCGGAACAAAAAGAGTTGGATGGCAAATTCCAGGTGTAACCCCAATATATATTTATGATGGGGATATATTTCCTCCTCCATACGATCCATCAGATATTGCATCATGGTGTAATTCTAATATACCTGGAATGACCGCAACATTTACAGTTTCGCCAAATGTTTTTACTTGGTCTTGGACTGTTAGTGCAACTTGCGGAACTACGGATTACTCAATGGTAAACTGTGAGGTTGATTCTGATATAGATAATTGTATTAATAATTTGTGGACAACCGGCTCTCAGACTTGTCCTTGTTCTGGCCCTATAACCGATTTCTACCTCTACTCCCTAAGCAACATCATCAACATTGATGCCTCAGATTGCTTTTCAACCATGATTGAATTCTGGGCCAATGATAATTCGATTGCCCAGGGTTTCGAATACTTTAATGGATGGAAGCAAAGGATTAGGATTGGTCTTAACGGAGGAGGAGAGAAGCCAAAGATTGAGGAATCAATTTATAGGCAATCCAACGGAGTTAGCAGAAGACCTTCAAACAAACAAGATTTATCCATAGATTTGCACACAGACTTTTTTGACCTGGAGACTCAGTTAGCGATGACCGATGCCACCCGGCATCCCTACTTAGTTTGGAATGGCCAGAATATATTTGTAACCGGTGATATTGAGGTAGCCACCATCCAAGATTTCACCACCCAGTCCTCTTTTGAGACTTTGTCACAGATGAAGTTTCAGGCACTCAAACAAGGCTTTCAGCCTAAGAACTCAAGTTGTATTACTTGTTAAAAAATCAACAATGTCAGTATATTCACTTACTTGCCCGACCATTGGTTGCTATCAGAACTTCCAATGCGATCCGGATTTCCAAAATAAAATCATTGCAGTAGCATTCGTTAAGAAATCTGCTCCTCTTACTTCCGTAGATAAGGCTGACCCACTTTCATGGCAGACTGCTCTTTTGCAGAGATACATGGATGGTGAAGCTTATCTGGTTTTTAATACCTCTGGTGATAAGCCAAAGCCGGATACTGCTACTACCACTGGCCGTGGTATGCAGAACACTAAAGTCCTTGCTAAGACCCATACTTTGAATTATATGGATCAACAAGGAGTAGTACAGTCAAATGTAGAATTTTACAATGACATCCTTGCTTCATCTCAGAACTACGACTTTTATTACTTCACTCCAAATCGTGTTTGGGATGCTTCTGGTTCTTATGTAACCGTTATCGGAGATCCAGTTATTACTGGTGAACTTAACACCTACATGATGGCTGAGGTTGTGGTTAGTTGGGTTTCTAAATTCAATGCCCTTCCTTACGAATTCGATACCGACCAGTATCTGGAAGGCATCTATTATTCAATCACTCCAACATCACCGATGACCACTACTTGGGCAATCACGACTGCCGGAGGAGCCTATGCTTCTTTCACTTCGTGGATTGTAAGTTTGGTTTATGGTTTAGATGATTCTTCAGTAATTGATTCATCTCATATCTTCTCTGCCGGAGGAAGTGCAATTACTCTAAATGATCTTGGAGTAGTTCTTAACCCAACAACTGGTGCGCCAACTTTCACTTCCCCAGTAGCAGGTGAGTACACCTTCGATGTGGTTGTTCAAAATGAAAGTGGATGTATCTTCGGTTCCATCCCAGTATCAGTTACTGTAACGGTATAATTTAATGGAGGAGTTAATCGGGATAATTGTTGAACACCTCATGAATCCAGAGATTCGTGATGGTCGTAGTGAATACATTAAGGAGGCCAGAGAAAAGGCTCAGGTACTGGAGTATCACTTCGAGAACGATTATCCCGAAAAACTGCTCCGTACTCAGCATCCATCTGAGGAACCATGGATGAAGGAGTACAGAAGGAATCGGTGGCAGTCACCAACAAAGATTTGCACTGGGAGAGTCTATACCTTCCTCCAAAAGATTCAACAGTCGGATGACTTTAAAATCAGGTTTGAGTCTGACTACAAAAAGACTGGGATAGCCGAGAAGGTAACCAACCAACCAAATACATTAGAGTATTATGTTCGTTACAACCTTCCAAAGACTTACAAACTTGAGACCTGGTTATTCAATGTCTTCCTAAAAACATATCTTCAGGATGCCAATGCGGTAGTGGCCGTTCTCCCAGAGATAAAAGGATTCATCGAAGAGCCAGAGAAAAACCTGAATCTGGATTTCTCAAAGCCTTATCCACAAGTCTTCGACTCCGATGATTTGATTTTTGAAACTGAGAACTGGACTCTGGTTGAAGTTGAGGAATGGAAGGATGTAAATAGAAAGGAGTGGAAACAATTCTTAGCCATCACGATTGATGGTCTTATCCTATTCCGGCAGATTGCCGATTGGAGAGACCCAAATCCTTTGATTGTTTATACGGTTCCATTTACCTTCCAGTACAAGCCAGTCTTCAAAGTCGGAAATATTATCTGCGAAGAAGAGGATGGTCACCTGATTTATGACTCAGTTCTGGAGCCATGCCTTCCTGCGTGGAATGAAGTCCTTTTCCGGACTGATGATCTGAATGTAATGTATGCGGTTCATGCCCTTCCACAGAAGTGGGCATTGAAGCTTAGTCCATGTAAGACTTGCAATGGCACTGGGAATCGCATCAACAACAAGAATGAGAGTGTAGGGTGTGGAGATTGCAAAGGTTCTGGTAGGGCCTCTACAACTCCATTTGGATTGATGGAGATTAACCTTGATCGTGTATCGGCAATAAATCCTACTCCATTGGTTCCACCAGTTCCACCGGCAGGATACATCGAAAGACCGATTGATTCAGTAAGGTTGTTTCAGGAGGACATTATCTACAAGGAGTTTCAGGGATTCAAGGCCATCGGTCTGGAGATCCTTGGACAGATTCCTTCAGAGCAATCAGGGATTGCAAAGCAGTACGATAGGAAGGAATTAAATACCTTCTGCTATTCTGTTTGTGTACATCTGGCTAAGGTTTACAAGTTGACTTGTTACCACATTATGTTCCAGAGGTACAACAATCTGTTTAACCTGGCACTGATGTCTGATGACAAGGTCCAGAATGCTCTTCCAGATATTACCATCCCGACTGAGTTTGATGTACTAACGGCATCAATGATTTCGGATATGCTTTCGGTAGCCAGAAGGGACAACTACAATCCAATTATCATTCAGGGGATTGAGATGGATTACACCGAGAAGCTTTACGGTGAGAATTCTACTCAGTTAGTCTTCATGAAGATATTGACCATGTTAGACCCATTGCCTTTCCGGACTCCAGATGAGAAAGCCTTGCTTGCTGAGACCAATGGTTGTACTAAGGAAGACTATGTTCTTTCGGTCAATCTACCGGCCTTTGTGAGTATCCTGAGTCAGCAAGATCCTACATGGTTTCAGAAGGATATCAATGCCCAGAGGATGGATGTTGAAATGATGGCCAGAGAAAAACTGGCAAGAATAAATGTGGGAATTATTCCACTAATGCCACAACAACCGATAGCATAAAAAAAGGGCCGAAAGGCCCTTCTTTATTTAGTCATCTCTTCGAAAGAATATTGAGGCTATGAATGCCCCAACGGCTGCGGACAAGGCAGCAATGGTTTTCCAAACTGACTTGGAAGCTTTCTCTTCAACCTTTATGGACTCCAGGTTCTTTATGCTTTCCTTGTAATACTGGACATCCTTCTCTAAGTCTTTTATCCTGCGAAGAGATTCCTTATTCATCTCAAGGAGTTCTAATATCTCTTGTTCGTTTACCCTAAGGAAACCTTCCAGTTGTTCTTTGTTAAGACCCATTATGGCATCCATGTCAAACGATAGCGACTTTCTCATTTGCAATCAACTGTTAAAAGCTTGGTGACTAATGTATCCATAAAAATAAACCTCTGAACATTGACCTGATTGCCAATCCAAGAATTATTGTTTCCGCAGGAATAGTACGAACTTGATGTAGTCTTTGGATATCCATCTCTGGCAGGGTAATAGTCCTCTGATAGCATCTGCGTACAAACCTTACAATCCTTTTTGCAGGATAGAAACAAAAGAGCAATCAGAAGATATTTACTCATCCTAAAATCCCAAGGTCTATAAGTTGCTGAATAGTGAAGTGAGGCATTGCAATGTTTGCAATCCTGACTTTTACATCTTGGACATCCTCCGCTTCCTGGAAGTCAAGAAACTCACGAACATCGAATCCATTTGCCTCTTCTTCTTCGGAGACAATAACTTGCAATAGTACTTCGTAAATTGGCATAACATTTTTTGGTTTTGTGTCCTGCAAATCTAAACCATTCGTTTTATTATCTGCAAATAAATGTTTAAAAATAATTTTACCTTTGGCTTATGTCTCAGAGAAGTCAGGATAAAATCATAAAAAAGATTCAGGATCTGCAAGCATCCTTGGAGAGGCAAATGGCTGATGCACTCCCAGAGGTATTCAATCAACTCTCAGAGGAAGTTATTGATATTGTTTCGGGGCTAAGTCTGGACCCCAAGAAAAGGGCAGAATCACTCCGTGACATCATTGCTTTGAAAAGACAGATTGGAGATGCCCTTGTGGCCAATCAACTCTACCAAGGCTCTGTAAATGCGTTATTCGAAGGGTATAAAGAACTGGCCAACCTATCCGATGACTTTATGGGCGAAGTTCTGGATAACTATACCAGAAAACTGGACTTGTACGATGCCATCCTGAAGACAAATATTGACATCACTAAGAACAACCTTCTGGGGGCAGGGATAAAAGACAACTTTGCAAATGCTATTCGTGAGGTCCTGAAGGCAAACATATCCGGAGTAGGCAATATCGCTGACCTGAGAAAGACCTTGATTAAGTTTATCGAAGGCACAGAGACTGAGAAACCATTCCTCCAGAGGTATGTGACTCAGGTGACCAATGATTCAATCATGACCTTCAATCGGGAATATCTCCAGACTATCTCTGAGGATCTGGATGTAAAGCATTACCGTTATTCTGGGACAATCATTGGAGACACCAGAGCATTCTGTGCAGCAAGGGCCGGAAGGATATTCAAGAAGCCTGAAATAGAAAAATGGCCTGACCTTGGCCAATGGCAAGGAAGGATGCCAGGGACCAATAAGCAGACCATCTTCTCTTATTGCGGTGGGTACAACTGCCGACATCAACTCTGGCCGGCCTCAGAACTTCAGTACCAGAAAGGTGAGGAATCTGGGATTACTGGTCTGCGATAAGTTTCTCAACCATCTCAATCCGTTGGCCTATCCAACGCATTACCGGAACTGCCATTGAGTTCCCGCAAGCCTTATACCTTGGGCCATCAGGACACTGTTCAACAGATTTGTTCCGGTATGGGATAAGAGTCCAATCATCCGGAAAGCCTTGTAACCTTTCGCATTCCTTTGGGGTGAGTCTGCGGATGGCCATTGTTGGTGGATTGTATTGACCAACTCCGTGTGGCCCTCTAGCAACAAGTGATGGCATTGTCTGTCCTTCTTCTATCTTGATGTCATATTGAGCATTTGCGCCCTGATTGAAAGCTGCTCTGTCAATGATTGTTGGAACAAGGTAAAGTGAGTTATCAGAACTTGCCGATGTCAATGTTGGGGATGGGAAATTTGCATCAAAAATCCGGTTAGAACTATCGAATTTATTTTCATCAATTATGAACTCCATTATTGACTGGTCAAAAGAATCATTCTTGATTTTAAGTAGTTGCTTTAATTCCATCCAATTTTCAGGATCAGGAATTGCAAAGCAATTGTCACTTCTAAACCAATGGTCAACCTTAGTTTTTGGCACATTTAACTTTTCAGCAATTACTTTATTGCTTAGAGTTTTATGAGTTTTTAAAAGGTCTTTTAAAGCCTCGATATCAACAATGTGTTTTCTAATCTTAACTTCTTTGGTCACATTGTAAACTGGCTGCAACACCGCCCCATAATGATTTACATCAGATGCCGATGAGCCAATGGTTTGGGTGGTCTTCTCATTGATGGTTTGATTGTAGCAATCCACGGCAATTGGTTGCGCTACCAAAGGTGTATTACCTCCACCCATCCCATAATTGGAAGTAACGGTTGTGCAAGTATCTCCCATCTCCTTGACCCTTGAGTCTTGTGCATGATTTTCAAAGGCAATTGGTTGCGCTACGCATTGATTATGTTTTGACTCAGACTTTGTTAAAGTCAATGCCTGATTCTCATTATACTTTGGAGTTTGTTCTGTTGTAAAGGCAATTGGTTGCGCCACTCCGTGAACTCCGGTTGCATTCAAAGTATACATTGGGCCTTTCTCTGTAAAACCATCTCCATTACCACCATTCATAGGTTGCCTTCCGATAGTGTTTTCTGCTAAGGCAATTGGTTGCGCTATAGCAATCCCTCCTTGATTCTTTGAAGGAGTGGGTGTTGTAGCATCAATTGTACTGCTTGTCTCCACCTCACGGCATCCTGAATTAGGATTGCTTGACTTCATACTATTGGAAGAAAGACTGTCAAAGGAATAGGCAATCGGTTGCGCTATCTGTTGATCTTGCGTAGTGCCAATTGTGAAAGCAAGTTCATCTGAGCCAAGATATCCCTTCCCGGCTTTCTTCCCCGGTGTGCCACCTTGCTCTCCAGTTTCTGTTTCAGATCCACCACGCACTTTGAATGCGTGAGTGACTAAATCCGTGGCATCCTTATAATCTCTTTGCTTTAATGTAGATGCAGAATTGTCATCAGCATACTCCCCAAAAGCAGTCATCCTAAATCCAACTGGGACAAGATGTCCATTGTTCACAGATTGATGAGTAAGTTTTCCTCCTCCACATTCTGTATCCAATGAACCACTCACCCTTGGAATGCCACTGCCTCCAAAGCTTCCTTTAGCATCTGAGGAAGTTGTTTTCCTCTTTTCTCTGCTCTTCTTAGTATGCCCTGACAAGCAGTCTTGCTCAAATAATACCGCTGCGGCAGGTCGGTGATCTCCAAGGTATCCGACAACAAAGACTCTTCTGCGTCTTTGGGCCACTCCGAAGTACTGAGCGTCAAGAACCCGGTAGGCGAACCCATACCCGATGTCCCCCAACGCAGTGAGGAAGGTTGCAAAATCCCTTCCTCCGTTACTTGACAACACACCGGGGACATTTTCCCAGACAATCCACCTTGGCTTCTTTCTTTCAGCCAAAGAGAGAAAGGTGAGCATAAGGTTTCCTCTTGGGTCATCAAGTCCTTTACGAAGTCCTGCGACACTGAAGCTTTGGCAGGGAGTTCCTCCAACGAGAAGATTGATAGTTGCATTGTTAAAAGTTTCTGATTCGTGAATTTTAGTCATATCCCCTAAATTTGGTACAGTGGGGAATCTGTGGGCAAGAACTGCCGAAGGAAAGTGTTCTATCTCTGAGAACCATTGTGCCTCCCATCCGAGGCTTTCCCAGGCAACTGAAGCTGCCTCAATGCCTGAGCATACTGATCCGTACTTCATTTTATTTTGACCCATAATTTTACAAGTAAAAGGATTATCAAGGCCAGATAAAGGCCATAGCAAATAATCTTAAAGAACGCATCAATCATCATTCTCCGGATATCTCTTGAAGCCATATTCATACGAATTTGTTTCCGAGTAAAGTTACTTCCATTGGCTCTTTAAAATTGACATAATCATCATTCCAAAAAGCAATGTTGTGTTCATAATCTTCCTTGCTAATCTTGACAACCTGATTAATGGAACACAAAGTATCAGAAACAAAAAGTGAAGCAATAAAGAACTCCTCTACAAATTGAGTTGTAGGTGAATGGGCAAAAGATAAAATGCCTCCTACTGACTTTATTGTTTTTGCGATGCCTTCCATCTCATCATGGTGAAGGCTTACAGACATTTTGTTGCCTACATAGAAACGAGTGTAATTAATTTTTTCAATGGTCATTTTTTTTTCGTTTTTTGTTTCTGCAAATCTAATAACAAGGTTTCCATTTCTGCAAATAATATTTTACATAACGCAAAGAAATAATGGCAAACAATGTGTATGATACTTTCCGTGAGTTCTTTAGCCAACAGAAAAGTAATTTTCAGGAGGCTTCAATTCCTGCCAAGGTCCTGAGGGAAGCTGCAATATTCTCTGCCGGTGAGGTAAAGGATCGTGTTCAGCAGAAAGGAGTAAAGTCCGATGGAACTTCCTTGCCCCCATACTCTACAAAGCCATTTGCAAGGCCAAGTGGACTCCGTGGA